TTCTGCAAGAAAGTGATATTCTTAAAGTTCAAGCCAATGCTGCCAATCAGGTGCACATTATAGCAAGTTTTATGGAGGTCACGAAAGGACAACTCTGATTAACTTACATTCCCTATTTATTACTCCCGTATTTTCACTACAACTTAAAGGCCACGAACATCTTATTGATAATATATATCAACTACGAGAAAAAGATGAGATGGGTATGCCTCGTTCAAACATAGGTGGTTGGCATAGTCACGATGAAATATACGACATAAAAAAATTTAGACCTTTAGTTGGTGACATTCTTAAAAATGCTAAAGATTGTTTCAATCATATGGATGTACAGGATGATTACAATCCCGAGATGACGGGTATGTGGAGTATGATAAATCCACCCGGATCACGAAATAATGTGCACACACATCCATATAACTATTTATCTGGTGTTTTTTATCTTAAAGCTCCTAAAAAGTCTGGAAATATTGTGTTTCTAGAGCCTAAACCACAGTCAGAGGTACTATCACCCCCGAAAACAGATAAAGCTTCTGTGCACCTCGCTCACAGCGTACAATGGGAACCTGTTGAAAATTCCTTGATTTTTTTCCCATCATGGTTACAACATGAAGTACAAACAAACAATTCTAATGATGACAGAGTTATTATTAGTTTTAACATAAATTGGAGAAGAGACGATGCCGATAATTGAACCTGCTGAATTACTTGGTCACATTACTACTGAGGATGGAAGACAGATTCCACATTATAAAGTGAAGACTGAAACAACACTTACAAACGTAGATACAGGTGCTGAGTATAATTCAGAAGAAGAAGCTCAAGCTGATATTGATGATCCAGGAACATCTACAACTGTTGAAAAAATTAGAAGAGACGTAAAAATATTTGCCCCTTCTTTAGCAGACATGTTAGGAGAAACTCCAGAATAGTTTGTGACAGTCGGTGTAAATATATCACACGACTCTTCAATATGTATTAAGAAAGAAAAAAGTATTGAATTTTTTGAAGAAAGTCGTTTTAGTAAAAATAAATATTGGGAACCTACTCAAGAATATTTTGATTATCTATCCTTTAATAAAATAAAAAAATTCGATGATATTTTTGTTTTTTCTTCTTATGGTAGAAACAATAATGATGATGAAAAAATAATAAACAACATTTGTAAAAAATACAAAATACAAAACTTTATTTTTAATTCATTTATGCATCATATATATCATGCTTTTGCAGGTTTTTATTTGTCACCTTTTGAAGAAGCTTTTTGTATTGTTATAGATGGAGGCGGAGCAAGGTTTCCTAATAAACAAACATTTCAAGAAACAGATAGTATATATTATATAAATAAATCGTCATTTGATACAAAATATAAAAGCTACAGTAACGCAAGGAGTTCTACATTGTGGTCAACTTTTTATGACAAAGATAAATTAATTAAATTAACAGAATCTGTAAATTACAAAGATGTTTTGAATAATTTTTATTTTACAGAAGAAGGTGTTGAATATAGAATGACACATTCTTACAATCCAGGATTATTATTTAATCATCTATGTGCAACTATTCGTTTAAGTAGTAACAACGGCTTCAAGGCTGAGGCAGGCAAAGCCATGGGATTATCTTCTTACGGTAATAACTTTGGAAAAAGAGATGAGGATCTTGCAAAACAAGTTCAAGAAGCCACAGAAAAATATACTATAGAACTTATAGAAAAAGCTTTAAGTTATGGTAACATTAAAAATATTGTTTTATCAGGTGGCTATGCGTTAAATTGTGTTAACAATTATAAATATACACAATATTTTAAAAACGTTAATTTTTTTATTGATCCATGTGCTCATGATGGGGGCACGTCTTTGGGAGCTGCTTTGTGGTATGATAATTACAGATAAAGAAATAGCTATAGATAAAATTATGCAGCAAGAAATAGTTGCAATTTTTCAAGATAGTTCTGAATACGGTCCGAGAGCCTTGGGTAACAGATCTTTATTGTTTGACCCTAGAAATAAAAACGGAAAAGATATTGTTAATAAAATAAAAAAAAGAGAATGGTTTAGACCTTTTGCTGGCACAGTATTATTGGAACATGCAACAGATTGGTTTGAAATGGGTACAATTAAAGAATCTCCTTACATGTCCTATGCAATACCTGTTAAAGATAATAAGAAAAAAATTATACCCTGTATTACTCATGTTGACGGAACATGCAGAATACAAACACTTACTAGAAAACAAAATAAAAGTTATTATGAGTTAATAAAATTATTTTATCAAAAAACAAACGTACCAATACTTTTTAACACTTCTTTTAATTTAGCAGGAGAAGCTTTGGTAGAAACAAAAGAGGATGCTTTAGATACAATGAAACGATCAGAAATTAATTATTTATATATGCCTTATGAGTAAAATATTTGTAGAAGAAAATTTTTTTCCTTTAGATATATTTAATAAGATTGTTCAACAAATGACATCAGTTCAGTATATTCCACCCACTGCTGACAAAATAAAAGCACTCAAAGGAAGTTATTGGCATACGCATATCATACCAAATAACTGTGATGTTCAAAATAAAATTAAACAATTAATTCAACAAAAATTTAATTTTAATGTTTCAAGTTTTATAGAGTCAACTTACACTATGGTAGGAGCTAGTGATATGCCTAGGCCTCATACTGACATGGGTATGGGAGCAACACATCAATGTTTAATTTATATGCATGGAGAAGAATCAACAAACAATGGAACAGGTTTTTACCATGAAAAAAAATTAGGAGAACATGAACTTAGTATTCATGTTGGTTTTAAATGTAATAGAGCAATTTTTTTTACATCAGATGTTTTTCATTCACCTTTACAATGGTCGGGTAATGGTTCTTTTAGATATTCTATAGGTAATTTTTTTACCTAAGCACTACAAGCTTCACACTCCATATCAGAATCTAAACCCGTTACCATGACAGTCGCATCGGAGCTATGGGGTTTACCTTGAATTGTGTGTATATGAGGCACGCTTCTGTGTTCTAATAATTGTTTTTGTAGTTTTTCGTTTTCTCTTTCCACTGCTAATAAACGTTCGTGGTAACGACTCACCTTATCAGCAAGGGTAGCTATAGCCTTCAATACTTCTTGATTTTCCATAATATCTCCTTGATTTATAATTTTTGGGTGAGATCTAATTTAAACATGTGTACAGAATATATCAAGTAATCTTTTTATAATTGTTTTCTTGACACGTAATTTATGTTATGAAAGAGACAGAAAAAAGAATGAAATATTATAATTTGTCAGAGAATATAATAGCTTGCGACAATTTTTTACCGCAACAAAAAGTAGAAGAACTTTATACAGATCTTCTTAATAACAGAAGTTTTTTTCAAGTTCCAAAATGGAGTCATGCAAACGGACAAAACAAAGAAGTAGCGCAAGAGCTTTTTAGTGATAAATGCGGTGGTTTAGATTTTTGGCTATATAATAAAACAAAAAAAGACAATGACTCATTTATAGAGTCTTTACATAGATGGTTTGTACATCAAGGATTACTTTATTTTAGTAAAAATAATGGAAATCAAATGTACGAATTTTTAGAGAGAGAATTAGAGTGGAACATTCACGTCATTTCTTATAATAACGGAGGATATTACAACTGGCACAAAGACACGTATGATTCAAATATATTTACTTTCAATTTAATTTTAAACAAACCAAGTTCTTTAAAAGGAGGAAATATGCTTTTTTATGATAAAAAATTAATAGAAGTTGAAAATATGAATAATTTTATGGTTGTTTTTCCTGCTTATGTTTCTCATGCTATTACTCCTTTGTGTACAGAAAATAATAAAGATGTTTCTTTTTTAGAACAAAGATTTAGTATTCAATTTTGGGTGAGGTTTAAAAAATGAAAGCACAAACAACTGCATTTGGAAGAATTGTTAAAAGATATGATATGCCTTTAGAAGCTATTGATGACTTAAATAAAAAATATGAAGAACACAAAAAGAAGTTAAATTCTTTTGGACCAAGGCTAGCGGGAAGATTAGATTCAGAGTTAGAGTTTACAAATCATATTGGGAAAACAGATATAGCTAAACACATAGTGGATTGCATGAATGATTATATTGAAACATGTGAAAAAATAAATTTATATAAAGGAAGTAAAGATTTAGAAATTTTAAGTTGTTGGATAAACGATATGGTAGAAGGTGAATACAATCCTCCTCATACTCATCACGATAATAGTGGTTGGTCTAGTGTTTTGTTTTTAAAAGTACCAGAATTTATTAATGATGCAAAAGATCCACATAAGTTTGCAGACGGACAATTAGGTTTTACATCTGTTGATGGGACAAACATGACATGGATGGAACCTGAAGTAGGTCATTTTTATTTATTTGAAGCAAAACATCAACATTGTGTTATGCCTTTTAAAACTAAAATTAAAGGAGAAGTAAGAAGATCCATGTCTTTTAACTTTGTACAAAAAATATGAGTAGTCCTTTATTTAAAATACATGATAATCTTTTTAATGAAAAAGAAATAGATACTTTGTATGGCTCTTTTAGAGACGAAAAACCTTGGACATTTACAGGAGCGGCTAATGATTTATCAGGTCCTAGAAAATTTAGAAATCCTTTAGAAAAAAATAATAAAATTAATACAATATTGTACAAAACTGCTGACGATATTTTAAAAAAAGAAAATTTATTTGATTCTGTAAAGTTAGTAAACGCTTATGCTAGTTCATATGTCTATGGAACAATTCATGATTTTCATGAGGATGGTGCTAATGATTATGATCAAATTTACACCGTAATGTTTTATTTAAATAAAATATGGGCATTTCCTTATGCAGGTGAAACAGTTTTTTTAAATAAAGACAAAACAGAAATTGAAAATGCTGTTATTCCTAAACCCGGAAGAGCTGTTATATTTGATGGTTATATTACTCATGCAGCTCGTGAAATATCTCGTTCTTGTATTGAGCTAAGAATGGTAGCTACTTTTAAATACGAAAGAAAAAATGTTTAATAAAAAAATAACTTTTTGTGCTACAGATGAATCTATGGTTGATGTATGGCCACATCCAAAACCAGCTAATAGATTTGTTGAGGATGCCTATAAAAAACTTGAAAGGTTTGAAAATAAAAATTTACACAACGCAACAGTTAAAACGTGCATACCTTTTTTAGATTCCATGACAGCAGGTTATGTTATTCCTTTTGATCAAGATTATGTTGTAGATCCTACTGAAGATGATTTTAGTGTTACTCCTGCAAGTAAAGAACAGGGTAATTTTGGCTTTCATAGTAAAGCACAACTACCAAAAGAATGGCATAAAAAAACTGGAGAGTTTGCAGGAAAATTTATAAATAAGTGGTTAATAAAAACACCTCCTGGTTATAGCTGTTTATTTGTACATCCTATGAATAGGCTTGAAGAAAGGTGGAAAATTATTGAAGGCATAGTAGACACTGATACGTATATAAATGTAATCAACTTTCCTTTTATTTTAAAAAAAAGAGATGAACAATTCTTAATAAAAAAAGGTGAGCCAATGGTCCAATTATTTCCTTTCAAACGTGATTCATGGAAAATGTGGTCTGGCTTTTACCGAGAAAAAAAACATCAACTCACATTAAATTTGTTAAACAGTAAGTGGGTAGATAGATATAAAACTATGTTTTGGAATAAAAAATCTTACAAATAAATGTATCTTAAAGCAAATATTGATGATTGTGCATTAATTATAAATGATTTTTTACCTAATGAGTTATTTAAAAAAATAAAAAATTATAATTATAAACATAATTATAGTTCACATGATGATTGGGAAAAAGGTCTTTATTTAGATAAAGATAATTTTAAAACAATGAGAAATATTAATGTTCAAGAAAAAATTGCAGTATTTGAAAATGAAAAAATTAAAGGCGATGAAATTTTTCAACAATTTTTTAGAATATTACTAAATTGTCCTTACATTCCTTTTCAAACAAACTCTAAGATAACACTTTCTTATTACGAATATGAAAAATTTTCAGGAATAAATTGGCATGATGATGGCAAATATACTTTAAATTATTCTTTTTACATTCACGAAAGTTGGGACAATAATTGGGGTGGTGAAACTTTAATCGATACAGAAAGAGGATTACCTTTGGCCTCTTATCCTTATCCTAATACACTATTAGCTATTAAAAATAATATACAACATAAAGTGTGCCCTGTAACAGGACCTATTAAAAGAAAAGTTTTACAGATTAGAGGTATTTTTTACGAGTGATTTGAATCGTAATCAACCCAAGTCTTGCCGTCAGCGTTAGTAGTACCATTTGCCAAATCACTAGTCACAGCATTATTATAAGCTGTCATAGCAGCTTCTATTTGACCTTTTCGTGTTTCTGCCCAAGTAAGTAAAGCAGCTATAGTTGTTGAACCAATTGCGTCACTTGTAGCATTTAAATTAGTATTACCTGTCATATCACCAGTTGCTGGGTCTTTACTTTGAATTTCGTTTTGACCTGGTAAAGCATTCCAAATTACAACGTGAATTGTGTTTGGCATCCATCCTGCTTGCCATGCGTTGCCTTTATCAGCCCACTCAATATGAAAAGAATCATCTACTTTTATATAACTGTCGTTTGCTATTACTATTTGTGTTGCCATTTAAATCTCCTAATGCTTTATAATATAGTTAACCACCACAAAAGGTGAGAATGAATTGGTTCCTGCTGCTGTAACAGTTCCAGTTAAACTTGTTGTAACAGTACCAGTTAGTGAACCTGATAAGGTATGAGAATGAGTGTGACCAGTTCCTGATCCTGCATTTCCAATATTAGCGTTTGGAAAAGTTATTCCGCCTGGGTTTACGTTATCCAAACCTTCCATTCCTTGTATAGTTTTACCAGTTGTAGTGTGACTGTGTGATGCTAATTGAGCAGTAGTTAAAGACGTATTAGAAATACTTCCTGTAACTGTAACAGCTTGGTTGTTAGCATTTGTTGCAGCTTGGTTGTTAGTAACAGCTACTGTAACGGTATTTGCACCGCCAGTTCCTGCTAAGTTATATGTATTACCATCATAACCTTGTGGCATTTTACCTTGTAACTGCGGAACGTTAAAAGTTGTTGACCCATCACCAGAACCATACGTTGTAGAAACTACAGCAAATAAATCTGCATATGTTGATCTTGATACGGCTGAACCGTCACATAACAAGTAACCTGCTGGAGCCGTAGTTTTAGTCCAAGGCTTAATTGCGCCTACTTCACTTCTGTTTACTATATCTTGTAAGTTAGCCATTAGTCGTTATATTTCAACCTCCATCCATTGTCTGCGTTTACATAAACGAGAGCAATGCCCGCACTGTTAGTGCTTATTGTTAAGTCTGCAGCAGCTCCTTGTATCTTCTGAGAGTTACGACCTACTGTTAAATTGTTTGTACCAAAAGTTCCTTCAGCATCAATAATTTTTACTTGATTTCCAATTGAAGGAGAAGCAGGTAAAGTGATTGTGAATGCGCCACCAGATGTATCAGCAAAAAGATTATCTCCATCTGATGCTGTATAGTTACTAGTTTTAATTTGCCAAGCTTCACCTAAACCAGCTAATGAAAAAATATCATACCAGTTAGTTCCGTCAGTAGCTAATAATCTATATTTACCATTTACAACAGTTACAGTATTTCCTGAAGCTCCTAATCTTGCAGATATATCTGCACCACCAGAAATGTTATTGTAAATACCATAAGTTTTTTGAGTAGCTGGAAACTGTAAAGTGTGAGTTGTAGAAACTGTACCAGTTAAAATTAATTGATTTTGTCTAGCTTCGTTGTTTGCCTGAGTTTGTGGACCATCGCCGTTTGTTAGCGTTGTTGAAGTACCTGTAGTAATTGCTTTAGAATAAACACCAGCAATTGCGAACTCAAAAACTTGAGAGAAGTTATTGTTCGTAATAGTACCCCAGGTACCCGAATTCTCTCCTGATGTTTGTAGCTCTATTCGTAAGCCAGTTGAATAAGTTGAACTCATTTAATCTCCTAATAAAGTTTTAGTTATTATTTTAAAGTTTGTCAAAACTTTTATGCGGCTTTATGGACTTCGGTCCAACTTATATCCGAGTTAGAAT